ATTTAAAGCTATTCTATCTTCTAACCCAGCATTTAAATAAACTTGACTTGAATTGTATACATCAGCTAAGTTAGCTCTACTTTGAGCCGCTATAGCTACAATAGTACTTTGATTTTCAAATATTTGACTTTGTATATTTACATTTCTACAAATACTTCCTAAACCTAATAAGTCAAACTGGTATTTTTGATCTGCTTTACTATTAAATCCACTTTCTAAGTAATAGTAATCTACTACTTTCATAACATTTTGAGTTTTACCTACAGTGCTTAATCCAAAATTATTTAAACCTCCTAAACTATTTGATATTTTATTTAAAACATTTTTTATATAATCTAACATAATAACTCCTTCATCATTTGAAGCATTTTTCATGTCTTTATATGTTTGCAATAACATACTAATATTAACAAAAATATTTTTTATTTTTCCAGCTTTTAAAGTATCATCATAAAATTGATAAGTAATGTTATTTAAAGTCTTTTTTTCTAATCCACTTCCATTAGGATTATTTTCAAATTGATACATAGGAGGATTAATACCATTTATAGATGGTGAATACTTTCCACCATTATTTGTTGACATAAATGCTATTTCTGTTTTAAAAGCTCCATTATTTTTAACTTGACAAATAAATGGAGTAACTGAAATTGAATCTTTACATGCTAAACACAAATCATCATCTCCAGGTAATTGAAATTTTACTAAAGGCACAGATCCTTTTTTATCCTTTTCACTGTTTGATTTTATATTAAAATAAGAAGCTACAATAGCTAACCAAACGTCTAAAGTTAAATATTCATAAAATCTTCCAGTTTCTGAAGGTTCTTGAAATTCTACTTCTTGTACTTGAGGAGCTACATCTATTTTAGTAGCTTGGTCTGAATAGTATTTTGAAACATTTCCTTTAATAATATCTTTCGATACATAGTTATAATTGTAGTCCCAAGCCCCTTCATATTCACTTTCAATTAATCTTTGATTATCTGTTGATGTATCAATTTTTTTATCTTCTACGTTTGCTTTTAAACTTAATAAAACATTTTCATAATCATCAAAAACATAACTAGATGCTCCATTAGCATCTACTACTATTCCTCCAGTTTTTGGATTATTAACATTTGAGGACATTTTAACGGTATTGATTGCTTCACCCATTGAAATCAATGTAGTTTGACATTCAAATCCACCGTTAGTCATCATAGTCCATGTAAAATTCTTTACGTAACCTAACATACCATCGTAATTATGGCGATATTCTTTACGTAAAGCTTCTAACTGTAAATAAACATCATCTTGACTTAAATTTTCAAAAGGATTTATTGTAACTCCATTAAAAACTGTAGGGTATATGTCATCTTGAGTTAAATTACTGTTTCTTCTATTAGAAGGAGTAAAATTTTGTACAGAACCTGTAGCATAATCTATGTACTGAGACCAACCCCATTCTAAAAGAACTGAGTATCCAGGTCTCATAAACAAAATTTCTAATTCGTTTAACTGGTTTATGTCCCAAGCATAAAATTTTACTGTTGTTTCAAATAAACTACCATAAGCTCCTATGGTTCTTAAACTCATTTCAGTAATGCCCGGCATTGGTCTAATACCAAATGTTCTAAAATATTCAGGATCAGCTGTATTATTTGGTCTTACATCAATGTTACCACCATATGCTGCTTGAGGAGTACTTACTCCATATCTTAAAATACCATCTAACCCACTTCCATTAGTTTTAGTGTATAGTGTGCCTCCTTCTAAAATGTATTTTTTACTAAGTTCAGTGTCCTTATAAGATCCATCAGGAATTACAGTTAAACTTCCACTGATCTCCCCAGATTTAAGTTGATTTCCTGATGTGTAGTTGACAAAACTGGTCATTCTTACCCAACTATTTTTACTTAAATACCAAGGTAATAAATTATTTCTTCTACCATTTTCACCACTTACAACTAAAGTTCTAGCTTGTAGTTGGGTTTGTATGGAGTTTTCGAGGGTTTCTTTAAAAATTGACATAACATTTTTTAACTATTTAAAGCATTAAATTCATCTAAAATTCGAGCAAGATTTTGTGGTATTCTTATTTGAACACCAATTGGGGGATATAATGAATCTCTATTTAAACTATTAGCTTGTTGAAGTATCCAATATAAAGTTGGATCTCCATAAAATTGAGCTGCTAAATTATCTAATCTATCTCCCTGCATAGATATAATATAAAAATCCTCAATGGTAAAGTCAACAGGAGGATACTTAGTAGAACCAAAATATCTTGGTCCACTAGTTTCTTTTCTTATTAGAGTTGAAGGATATCTATTCATTAGTTTTGTACTATATTTTCTTCAGGAACCCTGATTAATGTTTCAATTTGTTTTATAACGTCTGTTGAATCTTTAACGTACTGTGTTTTTTGAGGTAAGTAATAGTTAGGATGTCCTATTCTAAAATTAGGAGTAACAAACGTAGCAGTATGTTCTTTATCTCTTTTATTTTTACGAGGTAAAAAGTTATGAATTGGATTAAACACCATTGAAATTTTCATGTATGTTGGCATTTCATGTTGGAAAAAATCTCTACCGGTGGTAGCATCAACTCCTTCTCTTCCTGAATTTCTAAATTCAGGCTCACTTAATTGAATTTCCCAAGGTGCAGAACCATCACCTACTAAATTGGTAATGTTCATGCTTGTAAATACTCCTGGTTGTTGATAAATGTAGTCTCCAATAGTTAAGTAAGCATAATTGCCTCTCATTTGGTTTCTATCATTATAATCAGGAGCAAAACTAGACATTAAGTAGTTTAATTTAGTGTAAATAGCAGGCATTTCATATTTTGAGTGGGCCATTAATATAAAACTAAAATTTACTGTTCTAGCATAGTTTTCATAAGCATAAAATGGTTCACCCCTACCCATATAGTTAAAGGTTTTCCAGTTAGTTTTAAAATCGTCTGTAAGAGAATCTAAGTAAGCTCTAAACGCTAGTACGTCTGTATTTATAGTGCGCGCACTATCACCAGCATTTGGAAATATAGGTAAGTCATTATTTAATAATTCAATTCTAAATTTAATAATGTCTCTACCGTAATTTCCACCTGTTTTACTTTTTACTTCATTTTGATCATATAAACCACTGTATATCAAATTACTATTTACTCCATTTGTTGGATTTGTTGCAGAATTTGAATTACCATAAAATACTGATCTAGGAGTAATAGTTAAAACGTTTATTGAGTCTACAGGAAAGCTAGGACCTACTGTACTTTTTGGATCAGAAGGTGTAGTCATTCCTATTCTCTGGTGAAGATTAAATCTTTGATAATCTTCAGCGTTAGGATTTTCATATAGTTTTCTAAAATCTTTAGGATATCTAGCTTGATTTTTAATACCAGAAGTAGCAGTTAAATTTGGGCTTGTTCCAAATTCTCCTACAGGTGGAATAATTAAAGGATTTTTACTTTCAACACTTCCATAACTAGTAATTGTTTGATAATTCCAAGGTCTAAACCCTAAATTTTGTGCTGTTTCTGCTGGATTATTTCCAAAAGGACTTTTATTAGTTACACCAGTATTTAACCCAAAACTGTCACTGTATGTTTCGTTTCTAGTTTTTCCTAAACCATAAAATGAATTTGGACCTCCGTTATATTGAAATAAAGATATAGAACTATATGAATTTTCACCCGTTAAAGTTGTATAATATTTATCTAGTCTACTTAAAAAATTTCCGTCTTCAGTATTTAAACTAATATATCCTGTGTCATTTGTAGGACTTAAACCATGGCGAGTAAAATGTAAACCTAATGCGTTACCTGCTACTGATGCTAAAGTATTAAGACCTATAGGATTATAAATTCTAGGACCATTTAATTGAAATTGTTTAGGATTATAAGCTGTGTCAGGATTTGATAATTGTAGTCCTGATTGTTTAGCTAACCATAAAGGACCATTAGGAATATCAGTAAAAAACGCTCCTATTCTAGCTGTGTCTCTAACAATTGCTAAACCAGTATTGTAAACTCCTGAAGGATCACCCTCTCTAAACTTAAGATCGTCAGGAAATCCACCTTCATATCCTAATCTTATGTAAGGAGACTTTGAATTTAATTTTTTATTTGTGCCTGGATAAACAGGAATTGAGGTTTGATTAAAAGGAGACACATTAGTACCACCAAAATAGGTGTACTCAACTTGACCCGTTTGTTGGGCCCTTTCAAATATCTCCTTTAAACTAGCCATTAATATCTTCCTTCAATAGGACCTTTACCTCCAGCATAATTTCTTGAGTATGGGCCCCAAGGAGCTATACGACCCTCATATCCAGGTTGAAAACTTACTGGAGGGTTAGAAGCAGGTTTGAAGTATGGATACAATGGAATTTGAGTAGATAAACGACCAGTAAGTAAGTCTTGTGAAGCCAACAAAGTATTTGTTGGAGGTACTCCTACAAATGCTTGTATTCTTGATGTCATCATTTGACCTTCATTTTCAAATTCGGGTCCTTTGTTACCGGCTAATCCCAAACCACTAGTAGTATTTGGGTTTAATAATCTGTCTTTTAATGCTGTTGCCATAGTTTTATTTTGGTATAAATATTAATTAACCCATTCTTGTGTTAATTACCAGTTGTCCTTGAGTATTGAGGTGAGACATTTTTTGTCCTCCAATATCTACTTTATTTTCATTTCTAAGAGTTATATTAATATCTCTGTTTCCTTCAGCACCTGAGTTAGGAACCTTAACCCCTCCTCCACCACCTCCACTAGCTCCACTAACACTAGCTTCACCATCAGATAAAGAATTAATAATACCATATCCAACAGCAGCAGCAGCTGCTGCTATAGCAACCCCAGCTCCTAAAGTTAATGCAGCATTAGCAAAAGTAGCTTCAGCAGCCCAAATAGCGGTTTTAGCAATTAATTTAGAGAAAGGAGCTCCTAATGCAAATAACCCATTTAGCATTTTTACTGTTATAATAGTTGCTATACCAGTGAATAGAAATTTAAGAGTTCCAGCTTGACCTACTAATATTGCTATTTTATCTATGAATTTTCCAAGAGGTCCATTTACAAAATTAGCTACGGTTTCTTGTAGTTTTTCAATAGCCATTTGGAACTTTTCTTGGTTGCTTATTTGAGAGGCTTGTTTAGCTAATTCTTCTCCATTTGCTGCTTGAGCTAATTGAGCATTCAATTTAGTGTAGTCTCCAGTTCTAGCTGCTTCTCTCGCTACTTCTTCAAAAGCAGCTTGTGTTTCAAATGCTGTTCCTTTTAAAAGTTCTTGTTGTTTTAAAGAAGTTGCTAATTCATCTGTGGTTAAACCAATAGCGGCTGCTAAACTCTTTTGTTGAAGAACGTTGAGTTGTTGGTATTCTCCAATTCCTCCAACATTATCCATTAATTCTTTTGCAGCTTTAGCACTATCACCCATTAAAGCAAAGTATCTAGCTTGTTCTAAATTAAGAGCTTTACCGGTTAATAATTCAGCTTCTAATTCTCTACCTAAACTTCCTGCAAAATCATCAACTAAACTACTGCCCATTTTAGCAGTTTGTTCTAAAGTTAAGCCTAAAAGTTGAGCTTGAGTAACGGCTTCAGCTAAAAGTGCAGGATTATTTTTATATTGAGCAGCTAACTGACCTCCTACTTTAGCTACATCTGTTAAAACTTTTCTATAGTCTAATGTTATTCCGGTTGCTTTTCTAGTATTTACTACTTGATCACCAATAGCTACTGCAGTTTGGTGAGCAGTCATGTTATTTAACTTGCCTAGACCATAAATTTTAGCACCTTCTTCACCTTGAAGACCCATGCCTTTTACAAGTTCTATTTGATCAATTCGACTTTGTTTTGTAAATAAGGCTCCAGTTCCTAAACTTTTATTTAATTCGTTGTTAGCTTCTATTTGGTTTTTAAGACTAGCTTGAACACTAGAAACATTTTTATTTATTTGTGATGCTTCGTAACTGGTTTCTTGAAAACTATCTGCTAAAGTTCTAGCTCCTTCTTTACTTACTTGTACAGACTTGCCAAATTCTGTTAAAGTTTTATCTAATGCTAAAACATTTTTTAATATAGCACTAAAACTAATTCCAATTGCATCAAGTTGAGTGTTAATAAATTTAAGACCCGATGCTATTCCAGGAAATTCTTTAATTTTATTAATATAGAATAATATAGAGGATACCCTTTTTTGGAAAACAGTAAGTTGTTTCTCTAAAACATCTAATTCGTCTTGGTGATTTCTAACAATATTACGAGAAACGTCCATTTGTTTTTGAGATAAAGCAAATATTTGTAATTGTGCTTTTTCTTCATCTGATAATTGATCGAAATATGCTCCTTTACCAGTATTAATCTGGTCAACAATTTCTAATTGTTCTTTAAGTGTTTTTACTACTAGTCCAGCCTTTATGTATTCTTCTCTAGTTTCTTCTAAATTTCCACCTGTTCTTTTAGCGTCTTCAAAAGCTAATCTTTTTTCAGTTAACTCATTTATTTTTTCATCTATTTTATATCTAGCAGTTAAACCATCTACATATTGTTGAGCTAATTTTTGTGCATCTTTTCCTAAATTTGCTTCAATGTCAGATGATTTTTGTTTATTTTCGGCAAATTCTTTTCCAGCTTTTTTAATTTTTTCATTTAATTCAGCATATCTTGTAGAATATTCAGTAGTTTTCTTTAAAGCTTCTAACTGGTCTTTAATGGCCTCAGATAAAGCTTGAGCTTCATCTTTTGCATCTTTTATAATTAAAGAAAACTGTTTTAAAGCATCATTATTTTTAACATAAATTAGATTTAAGTTTTTTGCAATATTTTTTTGATCGTCTAATTCTTTAGTAAGTTGTTGGGAATAACCTAACTGCTGTCTAGATTTATCTACACTGTCGTTTTGTAATTGATCAATTGCCATGTTAATAAATATTTACGTTATGATTTTTTTACCTTACTTACGAAATCAGGAACATTTGTAGATTTAGCATATGATTTAGCATCCATAGTATTGGATCCTTTCATAGCTTTTTCTTCAGCTTCAGCCTTTTTCTGTAAAAATTCGTTGATTTTTTTAATGTGATAACGACGAGTCATAACTGGCATTTGCCAAACTTCACTGTATATAAATCCACCGCCTCCATGATAAGTTAAATCATGAATTTCAGTCATAAAAGTAGACCTATAAGTTGGCGTCAGGCCAAAGAAAGTTTAGATTCATAGGTACAGAGACACCCTCCACAATGTCTCCTTTACTGTCTTCATAGTTAAAAACCATGTCTAAGTCAGGTGTAATTTCGTTTACATGTTTGCGAAAAGCGCGTGAATCTTGTAACAACATATTATCCACGAATAAACGAATTTTTTCCGCGTTAGAATCACCGTTTATCGCGATAATTTGGTATTTTAAGCGTGTAGTTATGTCAAAACTTTCTTGAGGATACAACTTTTTTAAACCTTTAAGTTCTTCTTCAATTTTCATTTCATCACCATGAGTTAAAAGTTTAAAAGTAACTGTTACTTTACTTTGAGGAAGTGTGAAATTAAATTCATTTTTTCCTTTAATAAATAAAGTTTCATCAATTTTCTTGTCTTTTAATTCACTTAAATTAATGGTTGTTGAAACTTTCTTTCCGTATTTATCTGTTACTTCTACAGGATATTCGGCTCCATAACCTAAAATACGTGCTGCTACTAAAATAGCATTTTTGTCTCCTAAAATCAATTCACTGTAATCAATTTTACTTACAATCATACTTTGTAAGAGTTTATCAACTACAATTCCTTTTTCTAGGAAGTTTTGGTTAGTTAAAATGTCTTCTTCTTTAGCAGACATGTACTTTAGTTCAATTGTTCCTGAACTTAATGGGCTGGACTCGGGATAGATTAAACCTTTACTAGGTAAATCAATAACTTCTGTTGGGAAACGAAACTCTGACATAATTATATTATTATTTATAATAAATATATACAAACAAAAAAAGTCTGGCAAAAACCAGACTTCCTTTGTACCTTTTGAGTATATATTTTAGTAATTCAGGATGCAATAATCCATAGCGACTGTCAATTGAATGTCTTTTAACGATTCACCTTGACTCCAATCACCATCACCAAAATTGGCTTGTTTAATAAATGCACCTTTAATGATCCATTCACCTACAACATCACCTACAGGACCTAATTCACTTAATGTGATGTCTTTCTTGTAGAAATCTGAGTAGCCATCACGACCTGTTACTGATTCGTGTGATAGACGAATCCATTCCATTACTACCTGTTCACCTGAAGGTGTTACAGGATCATAAAGATTCATTGTCATGTCTTGCCACTCAGCTTTTCCCTTAACTTTACGATATACGTTAATATGATCAACTTTAATTGAATTTAAGTTAATATCAGGGAATTTTACTTTATGAACTAAGTAAGCAGGAACACCTTGAATAGTCATTAAAAAGCGGTTTTGAACTTTTGGTTCAAAAGCTGTAAACATTATTTCGTTAGGGTTTAATACTGGCATTGTCTTATGTTTTTATCTTGTTATAAATATGTTAAGCTCCAAAAGTTACACCAGTTGGGGTAATGTTAAAGGTAATGTAGATAAATTCAACTGTTTTAGCAGGTTGAATGTAAATAGCTCCTACCAATTGGTTTCTGTCAATTACGTCAGGAGTGTTGTTACTGTCATCCATTACTACCTTATATGCATAAAGACCTTGTCTTTGTTGCACTGATTCCATGTATGGGTTAACTTGTGAAACGAAGTTATTTCTTGTAGTTAAAGTGTTTTGTTCGAACAACAAGCTTTCAGCAACTGCTCTAACATATCTCTTTAAGTTAATCAACAAACGACGAACGTTAATACGATCAAGAGCTGAAGCTTTAGTCTGTAATGTTTTCTGACCATAAGCTACTAAACCAACACCAGGGAAACTAGCAATTGGGTTAACTTTATTTTGATATAAAGTATCGCGATCGTTTGTGCCTAATTTTCTTTCAGCTTGTAAAGCACCACCAACACCACCTCTGTTTAAACCAGCCGGAGCGAACCATTCAGCACTTACTCGGTCGTTAAATGCATAAACACCAGGCATTACTGTTGAAGCTGGAACCCATACTAACTTACCTGTAGCTGCACTTAATACTTGAACCCAAGGCCAGTAAGCAGCAGCATAGTTTGTATTTAATTGGTTAGCTAAAATACCAGGAGTACTAATTGTAGCTCCATATCCTGTTAAATCAGTAATATAGAAACAATCA